ATTTCCTGTCAGAGTTTCATAGTGACAATGGATATGCACTCCCAAGCCGGTACGAGGTTATTATCACATCCCCCGCATCAGGGGATGCAAGAAAAGTATCTATGCGATGTGAATCTCTTGAGTTGCCCGGTAGGTCACTCAATACATCAGTAGACAGCAACATGTATGGTATTGCACCAGAGATTGTTGACGGTATTACATTTGGTGGTACACTCTCTATGAGTTTTCAAGCAAGTAGTGACCTAGAAGAAAGGGTATTCTTTGAGAGTTGGCAAGAAGAGGCTTGGGACAGGGGAACGTGGAATGTTAAGTACTATAAAGATTATATCAAAGACATTGACATTTATGTTCTAGATGTACAGAATACAAGACGATACGGGATTAGACTTAGAGAGTGTTTTCCAAAAGAGATTGGTCAATCACCCTTTGATGCGGGTCCAGCAGGTGACATTGTAAAAATACCTGTTACCATGCAGTATAGATATTGGGAGACACTTGACATTACAAACCAACCACCCAACCTTATGGAGAAGGTTCTTGATACAGTAATTACAGGTGCAGAGAGATCAATTAATGCGAACATACCGAAGGTGTTAAGCAGACTCGGTTAATCAGAGTATGATAAAGGATGAAATATTATGGCGTTACCTAAACTACAAACTTCTGAACACACACTAACACTACCATCAACACAGGAGGAAATTAAATTTAGGCCATTCTTGGTCAAAGAGCAAAAGATTTTGATGATCGCTCAGGAATCAGGAGAAGATTTCCAGATTGCTTATGCTATGGGTCAATTGGTATCTGGATGTACATTTGGTTCTGTAGATGCAAACCTCAGTCCTATGTTTGATATTGAGTATGTATTCTTACAGTTGAGAGCAAAGTCTGTTGGTTCTAAGATAGCCTTGAGTGTTACTTGTCCAGATGATAATGAAACACAAGTCGAAGTCGAAGTAGATGTTGACGATATTCAAGTTCAAATGAGTTTGGAACATAGTCAGGACATTGAAATAACAGATAACATTAGTATTCGTTTTCGATATCCTAGGCTTAAAGATTTGCAAGGACTGTCAGCTGATCTAAGTGATTTCGAAAGGACATTGATTTTAATTATTGAGTGTGTTGAGACAATTACATCAGGTGAGGAAGTGATTAATAGAATTGATATGACTCAGGACGAAATTGTTGAATTTATTGATTCTATGAATAGTACGCAGATGGAGTATGTTCTAAAATTCTTTGAGACAATGCCGAAGGTGAGACACATCATTGATGTGGTCAACCCCAAGACAAAAAAGAAGGGTGAGGTATTGTTGGAGGGACTAGAAAGTTTTTTGGAATAGCGCTGTCTCATGACAGCGTAGTAAACTACTACAAAACAAACTTTGGAATGATACAACATCATAATTGGAGTTTAACTGAATTAGACAATATGCTACCTTGGGAACGAGAAATCTATGTTGGTATGTTAGTGAAACATCTAGAGGATGAGAAAGCGGAGTACGAAAAACAAGAGAGAAAAAACAGGAGTTAATCAAATGGGCGAAGAAGAAATTAAAGCATCAGGTCATCATCCAGCAGATACGAATGGCGATGGTGATGTATCTAAAGAAGAACATGATATGTTCTTGGAGTTCAAACGCAAAGAACTTGAGGATGCAGACGCAATGCGTGATGCACAGCGCACTATGGCATGGTACTCACTTGGCGGTATGTTAATGTATCCTATTATCGTAGTCCTTGCAACAGTTTTCAATATGGATCAAGCAGCTAAGATTCTTGGTGATATGGCGGGAGTATACTTCATTGCGGTTGCTGGTATTGTCGCAGCGTTCTTTGGCGCACAAGCACTTACGAAAAAGAAATAAGGAATAAGTCATGGCCGAGTTAGAAAAATCTCTTGAAAGTCTTGCAAGCGTTCAAGAAAAATTATCAAGGGGAAATGCCGCAGCTGCAAGTAAAGCTGAGGCGGTCGCCGCTAAACAACTTGAATCAAATCAGTCCATGGAAAAACGCCTTGGGGCGCTGATCGCAAGTGCGAAAGCGGGTAATAGAACCAACGAGCAAGCGGAGAAAAAACTTGCGGATTTGCAATTGAATATGCGTATCACTGCTGATAAGGCAGAGGCAACTGCAAAATGGGAACAATCATCTGCTGGTCAAGCGGTTGCACTCCAAAGAGAACTCGAAAGCCTTGGCCATAAAGCAGAAGACAATAAAAATTTCTCAAGACTTACATATAAGGCTGCACAAGAAGACCTTAATGCAAGACTTGCAGCACCCGGCCTAAGTAAATCAGCCAGAAAAGAAATAAAGGAAGAGAAACGCGCCCTTGCAAAAAAGGACGGGAACAGACTAGAGAAGATTGCAGCGGGCATCGGTGGTCTATTTGGGCTGGCCAAGAAAGGATTAAAGACAGCTGCATTAGGTGGTATGGCACTTCTCTCCACTCTTGCCATTGGTGGGTTGATGATGGCTCTTGGTGAGTTTTTGCAAAGCGACGATTTCAAGGTCTTAACAAAGTATATACAGGATACAGTTATTCCAAAATTAAAAGTATTTGGTGCCTCATTAAAGAATGGTATGCAGAAGCTTATCACATTATTTTCTGGTACTGATAAAGACGGAAATCCAGTTTCCATGTTCGACAGAATTACTGGAATATTTAATAAAGATAGTGCGCTAGTTGTAGGTCTAATGGGTATTGTTGCGATGTTTGGTGCCGCTAAACTTTTAAAATTCTTTGGTCCACTTAAAGGTGTCATAGGTAAATTGTTAAGTGGAATTGGTGGTTTGGCAAAGAAAATTCCCGGCATTCCCAAGAAAATTCCCAGCGGTGTCCCGGCAGCTGCGCCGAGTAGTGCTGCAACAAGAGCAGGCAGAGGAGGCGGCATAGGTGGATTTATAAAAAGTCTTGGTAAAGGACTTGGTAAGGGTATTGCGGCCCTTCTCAGGGGTATTGCGAGTGGACTTGCAGCATTGGCAAATCCACTAACACTCGTCGGTCTTGCGGCAGTTGTTCTTGCAATCAATGGTATTGCTCTTGCAATTCGTATTATGTCACCAGCATTTGAACCAATCGGTAAGATGTTTATATCCTTTGGAAAAACTATTAGAGAAGTCTTTGGTGGATTGGGTGATTTCATTAAGGATATTGGTAGCACTATTGAGGGTATCATTGGAGCTGTTGCAGATGCCATCGGGAAGGTAATTGATAAGATTAGTGGTTTGAAGACAGCTGGCCAAGATGCAACCACCAAACAGATTCAAGCATTATCAAAAATACCGGGAGCGACATTACGAGATACAGCAGCTGGTATTGATGTAATGAAGGATGCACTTGCAGGATTTGGTGGTGGAGCCATCTCTAATATATTAAAGGGTTTCCTTGAAGTCGGGGACGCTGTTGACCACCTGATGAAATTAACCAAAAAGGTTCCCGCACTCATGAAGGCAGCAGAGGCAATAACAGTAATGAATGCAGCTGGACAAGACTTTGCAAAGGCAGAGGCAGAACTGGAAAGACGCAAAAAGGTTGATGAGTTGAAGAAAAGTATTGCCCGTGGATATACCTTTAACGCCGAGAGTAAAGGTGCAGCAGACAAAGCAAAACTTGATGCACTAGAAGGTCAGGCTATGCCTATAAGTGCTGGTGGTGGATCAGGGTTTGGTCCTCAATCGAAAAATATTATAACCGCAGCAATTAATGCAGCAGACTTAACCTTGATTGAAAAAGAAAGAGTGAAAAGGGAAGCAGAGTTTAAAACTGCGGGTTTAACCACAACTGGCCAACAAGTTTTTAATCAAGACAATAGACAATCATCAAATGTCACCACTACAGGTCAAAGCGGCGGCAATCCACTCAACCCCAGCAAACTGACGAAACTAACCAAAGGTGTTCCAGCTGGATAATAAAAAAAGGGGGAACCGAAGTTCCCCCTTTCTCTTACTCGTTTGCCAACTTTTCAAAGTAGGACATTGTGTCCCCACCACTATCTGAAACAGTAATAGTTGGTGTACCAATAGTTGGTGTACCAATGGTAAGCGTATCCACCACTGGTGCAGCCCAAGGTGCATCTTCCATCACCTCTGCTGCCTTACCTACTGTGGTAGTCCCTGCAAGAACCATATCCAAACGCTTCTTGAGTTCATCGTAGGACTTGAAGTTAGACTCTCCAGTAAACTCTGATAGAGCATACTGCGTCTTCCATGTCTCCTCAAGCTTGTCATCATCATCAAACAAAGCAGATGGGCCTTCGAACTCTGACTTATCATAGTTCCAATAACCGTCTACCTTACGAATCTTCAACTTGAAGTTCGCACCTTCCCAGAAGTCAAAGGGATTGACAGGAGTTTCATCCTTGAATGCTGGTTGCATTGCTTCCATGCACTTGTCAAAGATTTTCTTACCGAAGCGATAGAGCATAACCTTACCCTCGTTCTGAGGATTAGCAGGGTCTTCAACAACATAGATGTTGGCGAAATACTGCAACTTACGCTTCTGACGACGAGCAATCTCCTTGTCAGACTCAACACCAGAGTTCCAATATGCAGAGTTCATCTCTGATACGGGATCATTCTGTCCAATGGTAGTGAGAGAGTTCTCAATATACCACTGACCAGTGGGGCCTTGAAACGCATGGTTCCAGACCTTTGCCCAAGGAAGGTCTTC